AGCTCTAGAACCTTTTGAATTAGTTATATTAGAGACTAATGCTAACACTGAATACCAACTAACTGCCACTAGCCCAGTTATGGCGTGTGTACAAGCTAGAATGGACTCATCTGGTCCAAGATTTTATGATGCTAGATTGATTATGCCTACTACAAATGATGGTATTACTTATCCTAGAAGTGGTAATGTTTCTGCACCTTATGATAACACTGTAGTAGATTACTATGTAAGAGACGGTGTAAGTGGAACTTTTACAGTATCACCTAACAGTCCAGTGGATTTCGATGGCGAAACTGGAGCAAGTGATTCAGATTACGAGCCTAACGGAGCTACTAGAGTTATAGCCAAAGGGTTAATAAGTGCATACAGTGGTGCAGATTCAGCAGGATTAGAAGCTAGTCCTATGTTACCTACTTCTGCAATGTCTCAAATCGTAGCTCAGCCATTCTTTATAGATGACTCTGGTGACGGTGGTAATTCTTGCGTATCAATAACATCACCCTATGAGGGGACTGCTAAGGTTTATGAGTGGAATAGCACGACTGGAGTAGCTGATTTAGCTTACACAGTGCCGTTAACCAGAGGGTCAGATGGTGCAGGTATTACGCTTACAACTACAGAGGACCAGTTATATCCTTGTTCTGGTTTGATAGCAAATGAAGCAGGACTTAGTTCCGACCCTTCTGTTATTGAGTTAGTAGGGGACTTGGGTGCAGGTTATATCGTTTCAGACGTGCCGATAGCAGTAGTGGCTCAAAATGCAGACCAAAACTACACGGAGACAGTAAGAAGTCAAAACGGAACTACTACAGATAGCTTAGTTAGTGATGATGATGAAACTTTACTACTAGGATATACTCCTTCTAATATAAAGTTAGAGTTAATTACAGACAGTAGTGGATTCCTTAGAAAACGAGTAGTAGATGGGTCTGGAGTATTGACTTATGAATTAGTATAACAGTTTCGAAACAAAAGCGTAGTAATACTGTTTTTAAATAAAGTACAAACCTTTAAAAAACACTATTTTATGAATGCAAAAGACACCCTTAAGAAAATAGCAGAAGCTCTGAATATAGTTTCAGATGATGCTAAAGAAGTAGTAAGCGATGCTATTGATAGCACGCAAGATGCAGTAGAAAACGTAGCAGAAGCAGTACTAGAGACTGTTGAAGACGTTGTAGAAACTGCTACAGATGTAAAAGAAGCAATAGTAGAAACAGTAGAAGATGTTAAAGATTCTATCGTGGAAACTGTTGGTGATGTAGTTGACAGTGTAGGTGAATCTATTGAAAACGTAGGTGAAGCTATACAAGAGACTGCAAAAGACATTGACGCAACTCAAGAGCCTAACAAAGATGATTCAAGAGTAGCTGATTTAGAAAAACAATTAGCTGACCTTAAAGAGATTTTAAGTAATGCAATGAAACAAGAAGAGACTCCAGAAGTCCCAGTAGTTGAGCCTAAAGGATTAACTCATTCACCTGAGAAGGAAGTAGCTAAGAAAGCTGCATCAGGCGTAGGACGTAAAGGAACTTCTATTCAAGAAAGAGTATTTAAGTACATTAACAATCAATAATAATCAATAATTAATTTTAAACATTTTTAAAAATGGCAACAACAACTTCAATTAGTACAACTTATGCAGGAGAGAAAGCAGCTGGATTTATATCTGCAGCTCTTTTGAGTTCACCAACTATCGACAAAGGTGGAATTACTGTTAAACCAAACGTAAAGTACAAGCAAGTGATGCAAAAATTAGCAGTAGGTGATATCATCGCTGATGCTTCTTGTGATTTCACAGCTACTTCTTCAGTTACTTTAACTGAGCGTTACTTACAACCAAAAGACTTCCAAGTAAATATGGAGCTTTGTAAGAAAGATTTCGAATCTGACTGGTTAAGCATCGAACAAGGATTTTCTTCTTTTGATGAATTACCAAAGTCTTTCGCTAACTACCTAATCGGACACGTAGCAGGTAAAGTAGCTATGAAAATAGAGAACAACATCTGGAACGGAGCTGACTCAGTAGGTTCAGGTGAATTTGACGGTCTTATCGACCTTATGAGTGCTGACGCTGACGTTATCGCTATCTCTGGAGCTGCTACAGACGCTTCTAACATCATCTCTGTTTTAGGAGACGTAATTGATTCTATTCCAGAAACTATCTACGGAAACGAAGGTTTATCTATCTACATCTCTCAAGCTGACGCACGTTCTTACGTAAGAGCTCAAGCTGCTTTAGGATACAAAGATTTATACCACGTAGGTCAGACTGAAATGGACTTCGAAGGAGTTAAGTTATTCGTAGCTAACGGTCTTTCTGCAGGTGTAATAGTAGCAGGTGAAAAGGAAAATTTAGCATTCGGTTGTGGTTTACAAAATGACCAGAACTTAGTTAAATTAATCGACCTTGCTGACATCGACGGAAGTCAGAATGTTCGTTTAGTTATGCGTTATTCTGCAGGTGTAAACTACTCTATAGGTAGCGAGCTTGTATTAAGAACGGTAGTATAATTAGCAACCAATAAATAAGGGGAGTGTAATAGCTCCCTTTTAATAAAATAATAATAACATTTAAAATATATAAATTATGCCTTGTAATATTTCACTAGGTCGTTTAGAAGGATGTAAAGACAACGTAGGAGGCTTAAATGCAATCTACTTCGTGAACTTTGGTTCAGCAACTTTCATCACATCTGACGAAACTATCACTGGAGTTAGTGAAACTACTCCTGACGCTTTCAAGTATGACCTTAGAGGTTCATCTGCTTTTGAGCAATCATTAACAAGCTCTAGAGAGAATGGTACAACATTCGCTGAGCAGACACTTACTGTTTCTTTAAAGAAGCAAGATGCAACAACTCACAAAGAAGTTAAATTACTAGCTTACGGACGTCCACAAATCTTAATAGAAGATAACAACGGTTCTGTATGGGTAATGGCTGAAGAGTTTGGAGCTGAAATGAACGCAACTGCTTCTACTGGAGCTGCTTTAGGTGACAAATCTGGTTACGAATTAACTTTCGCAGCTATGGAGAAAGGATTTGCTAAAGAGTACGTAGGAGACGTAGCTACTGATTTCGCAGTAACTTTAGGAAGCTAATTAGCTAACTTACTTTAATTATAATTAGAGCTACCTTAATCGGTGGCTCTTTTTGTATTGAATAAGGTCAAATATTGTTTTTAAATAAAGGATAATTATGAACTATATTGACTTAACTGGTGGAGGTTGGAAGACATTGAAGTTAAATGCTAACTTAGATGATAGCGATTTAGCTAACAATGCAGGAACTTGGACCATATACAAAGACGGTAATAGCTCATCTAATATAACACTAAACCCAGTAGAAGGAGGATTCAGTTTTATGACTTCACAAGGATACTACCAGACCCTTTCTATGGACCTAGATAACCTAGTATTTGACATAGCTCTAGAAGACGAGTCTCAATATACTATAGAAGGTGTATCTAACAATAAAACTATATACAGAGGTAAATTTCAGACTACTGCTAAGGATTTGACTGATTATTCAGTGAACGAGGGTAAATATACTGAAAGAGTTACAAATAATAACTATACAATTTTAGACTAATGAATTTGAATTTAATTAATTTATCGGCTTACGAGATGCCTAAAGCTATAGAAGATAAGCAGAAGGATTACGTCGCTTATGGTGAAGACAATAACTACTATGAGTTTCTAATACAACAGTATCTACAGTCAGCTACTAACAACGCTGCTATCCGTTCTATATCTGATTTAATATACGGTCAAGGTATATGTATAGAAGACAAAGAGATAGATTCTAAGGAGGTTAAAGAGCTTCGTAGTGTTATCGGTCATAGATGTCTTAAAAAGATAATACTGGAGCGTAAAATGCTAGGACAGGCTGCTATGCAGGTAATATACAACAAAGCAGGTAATAACCGTAAAGTAGTTAAGATTAAGCACTTCCCTATACACACATTAAGACCTGAAAAGATGAACGGTGAAGGAGTTATAGAAAACTACTACTATCACCCAGACTGGTTAAACATACGTCCTAGTGACAAGTTAACTAAGATACCTACTTTCGGTAATTCTAAAGAGGGTATCGAATTAATGATACTTAAGCCTTATGTATCTGGGTACTCATATTTTGCACCAGTAGGATATTCAGGAGCATTACCTTACTGTGAGCTTGAAAATGAAATTAGTGACTACTTATTAAATGAAGCTAAGAACTCATTTAGTGGTACTAAAGTAATTAACTTTAACAATGGAGTCCCTAGTGCAGAAGAGAGAAATCAAATTACTAGAGATGTAAAGAGTAAACTAACTGGAGCACGTGGTCAAAAGGTAATCGTTGCATTTAATGAGACATCTGAGAACAAAGCTACTGTAGAAGATATATCTTTAAACGATGCACCTAGCCATTACGAATATTTAGCTAATGAAGCTATGCACAAGATACTAGTAGGTCACAGAGTTACAAGCCCTATGTTATTAGGTATTAAGGACGGTGGTAATGGATTAGCTTCTAATTCAGATGAGATAATGGTAGCATCTCAGTTATTTAATTCTACTGTTATTAGAACATTCCAAGACGAAATAATCGACTCTCTAGAAGAGATATTTGAACTTAATGGTGAAGTACCTGAAATGTATTTTGTAACTAGCCAACCTATTGAGTTTACTTCAGAAGACCAAGAAGATGATGAGGATTATAATGAAGAGGATTCTAAAGAATCTGTAAAAGAAGCTAATAAAGGAGCTAAAAAAGAGAATGACAAAGAAACTAACTTATCTGCTGACAATCCTTTAAAAGATGCAGTTAAAGAAGCAATGAAGTTATATTTAGAGAATAGATAAAAAAACTAAAAACCTATGTGCAAATACGATGCTAAATTTGATGAAATATTAATTTATCTACAATCTGCAGGCGAGAATGAACCTAAGGGATATGATTTAATTGATGCTTCTATAGATGAAGGTGAGACTGAGGAAGAGAATTTCGAAGAGATGCTTAACCTTACTATGGGTGTAGCTTTAGCTGCTACTGCTCCTAGTGACACTAGAAACAAAGATTCTAAGCAGGATAACAAATTTGTAAAGGTTCGTTATAAGTATGTGCAGGGGTCCAGAAAAAAGGGTTCTAGCAAAGGTAAGAAACAAAGACCTTTTTGCAGAGCTATGGAAGCTGCTAACAAAGTGTATCGTAAAGAGGATATATTAAAGATGCAGACTGATGGTATAAATAGCGAACTAGGTCATAATAAACAACCTTATAGTTTGTGGTTACATAAAGGAGGAGTTAACTGCCATCATAAGTTCGAAAGAAGGATATATTTAAAAAGAACTAAGAAGGACGGTAATCCTTACGGTGGAGGTGCTTTAACTGGTACTAGTATAGCAACTCAGAAACAAGCTAAAAAAGCAGGATTTAATCCTAAGAGTAATAGATTTAAAAATAACAAACGTGTAGCAGAAGCTCAAATAGATAGAGCTGACAAAGGACATCACCCTAGCTACGTGAAACCAAGTAAAAAGAAATAAAAATGAGTAAAGCATTATTTATCAGCAGAGACGACTTAGTTAGATATACACCAATATCTGGTAACTTAGATTTTGACAGAGTGGTCCAATATATTGAGATAGCTCAAGATATACACGTTCACGAATTATTGGGTTCTAGATTATACAACAAACTTCAGGCTGACGTATTGGCAGGGACTTTGTCAGGTGATTACGAAACACTAGTAACTAGACACGTGAAGCCTTTATTAGCTCACTACTCATTATTAGAGTTCTTACCATTTAGTCAATTTAGCATTAACAATAAAGGTGTATTTAAACATACGTCTGAGAATGCTGAAACACTAACTAGAGCAGACATATCAATGATGACAGAAGCTAGCAGAGATACGGCTCAGCACTATGCAGCTAGAATGATAGATTACTTATGTAACTATCCAATGTTGTTTCCTGAGTACTTAACAAACAGTAAAGACGAATTATCACCAAACAGAAATACTAACTTCGGAGGTTGGAATATATAAGAAATGGCTACATTAACTGGAACACAAATAAAAGATACATACGACAGTCTTCTAAAGCTAGAGGATAATGACGGAGTGTCTAGTTCTAAGAAGCAAATCCAAGACGGACTTGGTAATGCTACTCCATTATCTATATCCAATACTGAAGTAACTTCTACAGTAGATATTGAAGCCACTGGTTTTAAGACTCCTACTGGTACGTCCTCAGAGTTTCTTATGGCTGACGGTTCAGTTAACACAACTGCAGGCGATAAGCACTATACTCATATACAAGGCTCATCTCAGTCTACTTGGTCCATTACTCATTCACTAGGTAAATTCCCTAGTATAACTGTAGTAGATTCAGCTAAAACTGTAGTAGTTGGTGAGGTACAAATGATAGATAATAACGAATTAGAAATAACATTCTCAGCTCCATTTTCAGGAGTTGCATACTTAAATTAATAACAATTAAATAACAAAAAAATGGCTATTAAACATTTAGCGAATATCTCTCTAGAAGGGAATGAAATTCAAAACGTACTTATCCACAAGTTGGCAGTAGAGCCTTCAGGAGTTGAAGGACAGGTTTACTTTAATACTGCAACTAATTTACTTAAAGTTCACAACGGTAGTAGTTGGATTTCAGTTATGGGCGATGTAGAATCTATTGCTTCTGGCAACGCTTCCACTATTACTATAGGTGGTACTGCACTTAATCCTACTATCTCAGCTAACACTGCTGCAGTTACTAACGGTTCTGCTAACTTAGTTACTGGTGACCAAGTATACGACTTTGTAACGTCAGAAATAGCGTCTTTACCTGCAGGTGCAGATACAACTTACGATATCTCTGTAACAGACGGAAGTAATCAAGCGTCAATTGACTTAAATGCAGGAGGTTCTGGTTCTGGTACTGATTCAGTAAACATAGTAGGTACAACTAACGAGGTTACTGTAGAAGGTTCTGGTTCTAACATCACAATAGGATTACCTAATGACGTAACTATAGCAGGTAACTTAACTGTAAACGGTACAACTACTAGCATAAACACAAATGAAGTTAATATAGGTGACAATATCATCGTATTAAACAGTGATGAAACTGGTACACCTTCACAAGATGGTGGTATAGAGATTGAAAGAGGTACATCTAGCAACGCTAAGTTGTTCTGGGATGAATCTGCTGACAGATGGACTATGAATAACGGTTCTACAGATACTGTAATTCCTTTGGTAGAAATAACTAACAACAACCAACTTACAAACGGTCAAGGTTTTATAACTGGCTTAACTTGGGCAGGATTAACTGGTTCACAGTCTGGAATTAATTTATCTGGATTTAACAACAATATGAACGTAAGTGATTTCACTAACGACGCAGGATATATCACATCTGCTTCTTTGATTGCTGCTAGAACTGACGAAGAGATTAGAGATGTAGCTGCTGCACAGTGGACCAACGGTACAAACTCGACAGTAGTATTCGATGACGCATCTAACACTATTAAAGTAAACACTGTAAACACTACTTACACAAATGTTTCTGAATTCACAAATGATGCAGGATATGTAACGAGCTCAGGTAATACTACAGTAGGTACAGATTCAGATTACTCTCAGTCTGGTATAAACATTATAAAGTCTCTTACTTTGACTGATGGTGTTATAACTGCATTCACTGACGGTAATATGCAATCAGCATTAACTACACGTTCTGGTGTTGTTGAATTAGCTACAAATACTGAGACAGCTACTGGTACAGATACAGCTAGAGCAGTGACTCCTGCAGGACTTGCTTCTGTATTAGGTGAGCAAAATAGCACATCTAACAGAAATACGTTCCTTATCGGTAATGGTTCTTCAACAACTATAACAACTGCACACGGAATGAGTACAAAGAATTTGATAGTAATGCTAGTAGAAGAGTCTTCAGGGGACCAAGTATTCGCTGAGATATCTGTAGATGCTACTAACATAACTACGTCTTTTGCTGATGCTCCTAGTTCAAACCAGTATAGATTGAATGTAATTAAGGTAGCCTAAAACTGTTTTTAAATAAAACGCTATGCCTAAATTTGCTTCACAAATAAATATTAATGACGAGTATACTCTGCCAACTAGTGCAGGGTCTACTGGTCAGGTTTTAACTTTAGACGGTACAGACGCTAAATGGGCTCCACTGCCTACTGGTTCATCTGGTACTGTCGGAGGTACTGGTACTAACCATACTGTCGCTATGTGGGACGGTACTGCTGATATTGAGGATTCTCAAATATATCAAGGTAACAGTGGTTATGTAGGAATGCAAAAAGCTATACCTACTGCACCTCTTCACGTATATAATAACGAGAATGGTAAGTCAACTCAATTAACTCTAGAGAACGGTGACACTTCACTGAGTACTGGTCAAGTTATGGCAGGTATAGTATTTCAATCAAACGACTCTTCTACAAACGCATCAGGTTCAGCAGGTAAAATCAGCTCTGTAGCTGAGACTACTTCTGGAGCTTTTGCAATGACATTTGATACCAAAAACGGTACTGACTTAGGCGAGAGAATGAGAATAGACCCTGACGGTAACGTAGGAATAGGGACTGATAGTCCTGCTCAGAAGCTTCACGTACACAACGGAGAAGCTATTGTCGGCAGTAGCACCGATGGTGTAAAACTAAGTTATTCAAATGGAAACAGCTCAGGTATAATCGATACAGCATTTAGCGACAATAATCTAGAGTTCAGGACGAATGGTGATTCTAAAATGTTTATAACTAACGGAGGTAAAGTAGGTATAGGTACTAATAATCCTTCAGCTATGCTTGACATAGAAGGAATGTCAGCTACTGTGCCTGCTATGAAAGTAAATGCAGGCTCAGGCGATAATATGATTCTAGATATGTATAACTCTAGTAATGTAAAAAGGATGGGGTTTGAGTATGATAACTCAAATATTAAT